CTTTGCGTGTGTTCGCTAGCAGCACCAGGATGTCGGCCTCGGTCCAGCTCGACAGGATCCCAGCTCGTCGAAGGAAATCTCGGATGGCTCCCACCGCGCGCTTCACGAGTGTATTGCTGGGATCTCGTTCTGCAACCTCTGCCACCCACTCCTCTGCTGCTTCACGTCGATCATTCTCCTTGCTGAGATCCAGGTTGTAGTCGGTTGCCACGCGATCCATCTCTCCCTTGGGAGCGTTCGCGTAGATGTCATCGAGCAGGATCGGCAAGTCGTCACCGAAGAGGAAGTCGAGTCCCTTGTGCGCAACGCCTTCGTGCAACGCGGTCGCGATCAAGTCGTCAGCGTTGGTGTGATTGTTTGCAAAGATGTAGAGGTTCTCCCCATCGTAGACACCGCGCGCATTCATACGGTTCGTTCGCCTTGCCTCATCGAGCACATGTTGAGGAGCTGCCTCGACATTCTCCAAGACCACGGGCTGTAGCTTCGGCAGTTGTGCCTTCAACGGTGCGAGTGCTGCCTCTGCTTGCTCGACCGAAAGCGGTGCTGGAGCTGCAACGGTTTCACTCACGGGAGTGCCACGTCGGAACAACGGTTGACCTGTCTCGGAAACCATCGCGCGCATCTTGTCGGTGACGTAGAAACCGTGCGCCTCGGATGACTCACCTGGTACGACTTGCATCGACAAGAACTCCACCTTGCTACCGAGTCGCTTCACCAGGCTGTTGGCATCGTTGACAAGCATCCTGTCGTAGAACGCCTCCATGCCTTCACCACCCATGGCGAGCGCGGTGCCGGTGAGCTTGATCTCACTCTCGAAGCCGGGATACTTGTTGTCGGTGTAGTTGACGAGATCACCGATGTGTTCTTGCTGACTGATGGTAACCGGCTCACCCCACCAGTCACGCACCAGCTCCCCGTTGGGATCGTAGATGTAGAAGCTGCCAGCGTTGTCGCCTTCCTCCTGCATCTCCAACGAGTACTCGTTGCGCAGAGCTTCGCGTTCTTTTTGAATTACTTTCAGCTTGTCGGTCAACTCTTTTCCGATGATGTTTTCGACGCCATTGAGTTCGATTACTTCTTGTTGGAGAACTTTGCCATCTTCTCCGATCACTATCAGATTCTCGCCGTGCTCGTCGTAGATGACCTCGTCGATCACCTTACGAAGATCGTACATGTCCGCTTGTTGTCGACCAGTGGGCCAAGCAACGAACTTCTTGCCTTCGAGCACAGCGTGACGAATAGCTCGCCGCAGCGCCATCGTGCGCCATGTTTTCGAGTAAGGTGCTTCCTCGACTTCACCTGCTTCGGACGGTGGAGGACCGAGCATCTCTTCAAGCTCTTGCTCGTCGAGCGTCAGTAAGCGGCCCGCTGCTTTCGCTTTGCGTTCACGCATGGCTCGCTCGGCGGGAGATTTGTAACCTGCCTTGCGTCCAGCCTGGTGCCAGTCCGACTGCACTTCCTGCAACATCAAACCTTCTTGGCCATCGGTATCCAACAAATCGGTTGTGCGCAGTGACGCGAGAATGTTGCGCGTCTTCCAGTGCGCACTCGTGTGGCGTGCCTCGAATCGGCCTGCTCGCTCGGGCATGGTGATCAGGATTTCTCGGTAGTTCCAACCTGCATCGATTGGGAGGTACTTCTCATAGTGCACTTCTTCTGGCAATCCACGCTCGCGTGCAATGGCCGGATCCGTTTCATTGAGTACAACCTCAACGATGTCCGGTCGCATGAAGTCGACGTAGTCGAGGATCTCCTGCTTCGATACCGTGCCTCGTCCAGCGAATGCTCTGGCAAGTGTGGCTGGCTCCAGGATCCTGCCGCGACCTGGGTACTGTGCTTCCTCTGCACGGAAGCCACCCTTCTTGACGTAGGCTTCTAACAGAGCGGGCAGCTCACTCACGCGCACCTGGCCTGGCAGCTTCTCTTCCAACGTCCTGCGCATGCGTGAGAAGAATGGCACCTCCGGTTCTTCACCGAGCCGGAAGCGTACACCGCGACGTCGTCGTCTTGACACACGCTCACCCAGTGCCAGTGCTTCGGCTTCACTGATGACTGGCCCCACCGGTTCGCGTCCACGCAGTCCTTGATTGACTGGCCTGGTCTTATCGCCTTCCTTCACCCAGTCGCGGAACTCGCGCTTGGTCATGGCGGTAACCGGACCCACCTTCCAGCCTTTCTCGTAGTTGCGCTTGTAGCCACGCAGCGCATCCATCTGGTTGGTGTAGCCGAGCATCACCTTGTGCTCGTCGAAGTTGCCTGTGCTCTGGTCGATCTGGTCAACGACAAAGATGGTGTCACTGTCGAGGTTATCGCCAATGAACACATCGAGGTTCTCGGTCTCACCTTCGGCGCTCTCGGTGCCGAGGATCTGACCGTAGTGATCCTTCATCTCAGTGCGCCAACGACGTCCTTCACGAGTAACACCCGTGCGCGTGGATCCCTTCGGGTTCTCGATGGAGATCTCGATGCCTGGGATCCCGACCTGGGCCGGTGTCAGATGTCCCTTGGGATAGTTGCCCGCCGCAATCTGTTCCTCGGTGGGCTCGGCCAGCTCGTTCAGCGGCGACGTCGCTGCTTCCTGTGCAGCTCGGTCCACTTCCTCGGTCGTAGCAGCTTCGACAATCGGAGCTGCTATGTCTTCAGCTCGTCCCTGCTCCGACACCCAGCTCGGCAGCAATCCAATCTTCTGATCGGCGTAGATCGTATCCTCTGCAGTTGCCGTTCTGTTCTGATCACCAAAGGGACCGTAGTTCACCCAACTGTTCTGGCCGCGTGTCTCTGTCGTCATCGCTCGACGTGCGAGCGGTGTGTACATAGAAGCGTGTGACTGCCACGCGTTCTCCTCACCCTCTGCGCGGAACCCGACACCATCTTTGATGTGACCGAAGTAGTCGTGCACCACCCTGAAGACGTCGTTAGCAAGTGCAGCCTTGCCGCCGATCTCGAAGCCGGTCTCTTCGAGCAACGGGTTGTCGCTGGGATCGAATGTCTCGTCGGATCCGAAACCTTCACGCGTGGAGTACACGAACATGTGGTTGTTCTCGATGACGTCCAACATCACCAAGCGTGGGTTACCTTTGTAAGGATCCTCTCCGCTGATGAATTCGACTTCGAGTCCAGTCTCGAGAATTGTTTCGTACTGAGCGACCGTCTCATCGATCATCGCCCGGTAAGCAGCCTTGACCTCTGGATCGTTCGGAGCGTGTTCTAGCGATGAGAACTCGTTGGCGATGCGGCCAGCTCGCGACTTGTTTAGCTTCGCGTATTTGCGCGGCGGCTTGTAGTCCAAGTCGGCCTTATCGGTGTATTCGTAAGCAGCGTCACGCGCACTAACGTGACGACCAAACTCTATCTCTCCTCGTCCTTGGACGGTGAAGGTCTTGGGGACTCCTTCGAGGTCGGAGTAGCGGGTCGATGAGAGATCCTGCGCTGATGGAAACTCACCGCTTCTTCGTACTGTTCTAAGTTGTCGAAGTCTTTGCGCTGCGGGGGTGACGGTCTCATATCCTGGAACTCCTTCTGCTCCACCTACCAGGGACACCATGCCGCCTTTGGCAGGCACGGCTTCACCTTCGGGTGTGATAAAGAAATCGGGCCGCAGATCTTCGAGCTGCAGCGGTGCGTCTTCGGGTAGCAGTGGCTCACCAGGCGGCGCGGGTGCGAGCGGCTCGGCCAGCTCGGCTACCTCGGGCGGCGCGATGTCGGCCAAGGTCGGCCTTGCCTCCTCGGGAATTGGTTCAACAGCCGCCTCAACCTCTTCAGCGGCCTCCTCGGCGGCTTCCAGTTCACGCGCTGCTGCTGCTTCAGCTTCCTGCCGTGGCCTCTCAGCGACCTCTACAGCGGCTGCAGCGGCGACCTCGGCTTCCCTCTCCTCGAACCCCTCTCGGGCTCGCTCTGCTGGTGTCGGCTCCGGCACCGGCAACGGCGGCACGACGTGTGGCCCAATGTCCTCCTCGATCTCGGCTTCCAGCTCGGCGGCTTCCCTCTCAGCTTGCGCTGCGAGCAGCTCGCGGATCTCGGCCTCGGTCGCACCTTCCTCGGGCACATCCCCTGGCACCGGTAAGCCTGAAGGTGGAGGTTCACCAGGTCCGCCATCATCTTCCATCACCGGTAGATTCATTGTCGCTAGAGCGGCGGCTTCTGCTCCTGCCTCTGCCTGGTCGAGTTCATCAGCACCCGCTGCTTCGGCTTCGAGCTGTTGTTGGCGTTCGAGCGCCAGCATCGGATCCGTGTCGGCTGTCGGCTCCGGTCCAGCACGTCCTGCCATGCCAAACATTGCACCGAGTGGTCCGCCAGCGAGCGCACCGCCCACTGCTTCTTCAAGCACACCCTCGCTGATGTCGACATCGAAGCCTTGGTTTTGCAGCGCGAAGTTCTCGGAGATCTTCTCGGATCCCGACTGCAGGAATTCTTGTGTTGCTTCCTCGGCTGCACCTAAGCCTGCGCGTGCATAGATCCCACGCACGATGTCGTCGCCTCCCAACATCTTCGCCATCGTGTTGGAGAACGGCGCAGAGAGCGCTGCAGTGGTGATCATGGTGAATGCAAATGCTTGGTTAGATGCAGCAGCGGCCACGGTCTTGCGTGCGTAGTCGGATCGCTCTCGGTGCGTGCCTTCGGTCATTGAGTAGACCGCCTGGTACTCCAAGCTCTTCGACAGCTCGGGCTCACTCATCGTCATGATGTGCTCTTGCACGCCAGCACCTGATGCCGGTGCCGCGACTCCAGCTTCACCGAGGCTGTATCCGATGGCTGCGGATCTGCGCATGGAACCGCGTGCAAGTTCCTGCTCGGCCACGGTCAGTGCGCGACCGGCAGTGGACGCTGAAGCCGCAGCTCGACCACCTGCGCTCATGGCGTAGATGCCTTTGGTGAAGATTGCACCCGCACCCATTCCGGCCATGGTCCCGAGTGCCGATGACGCTGCAATCAAACGAACCTTGCGCCACTTGTCACCGAGTGTGCCTTCACCGAGGAACTCGGTTGCAAGCGCACGCCGAGCTGACTGAGACAAACCTTCCTGATCGATGCCGATAGAGTCCAAGCTCTCGTTGATCCACACGTCGCTGGCACGCGCACCTGCTTCTCTGACAGCCTTACCCGATTCCTGAAGACTGCTACCGACGTAGTCGAGTCCACTGGCAGAGACACCTTCACCGATGCGCTCAACTAACCAACCCATACCCGAGGCCACACCGGCACCACCAGCCATGATCTCGCGACCATAGTCAGACCACTCGATCACATCCTCTTCCGGCTCGGGAGCTTCTCTAACTATTCCTTCGCCACCGCTGAAACGCTCACGCAAGCTCTGTACGGAAACGGCTTCTTCGAGGGGCGTAGCAGCGGGTTCTTCAGTAGGTGGAGGAGCCTCACCGCTGAACATCTCACGCAGAGACTCCACGGTGATCTCTGGTTCCTCTTCACCCAGTCGTCCGTACTGACCCAGAGGAGTGAACCTCGCTCTGAGATCCTCGGGAGTCATCGACATTGGTTAGCGCCCTGCTACAACTGGAGATGGACCTGGACCTGGTTCCGGGGATGGGGATGGACCTTTGAGCAATAGCGGTTCGAGCGCATTGACGACTTCTTGACTCACATACGGTCTCACCATCAACCAACTGCGCTTGAGCATGTCGAAGTCGGACTGGCTCGAAATGTTACCGGTCTTGACCGCGTTCTCTGCGATAGCGATAGCAGCTTGCGGTTTCTTGATGCTCTCACCAATGGCTTCTCGTAGTTGCGCAGATGAACCACGAGTTGCCGCGACGTCACGAGCAAACGCGGCTTGTGCTTCTCTGCCATGTTCCCCCAAAGCTCTGAACTCGGCTTCTACCGTACCGGGTTCCCCTGCACGATCTCGTTGGATCCCGACAGTGATCGGCGGTGGCGGTGTCGGTGGAGCTGCTGGCTGTCCTGGTGGAGCAACCGCACCCGTCACAGGTGCGACTGGCGGCTCTCCTCGCTCTCCCGGTCCACGGCCAGGAGCTGGTGCAGGTGTCGGTGTCGTTGGCGGCGGTGGAGCTGCTCCTGGCGGTGCACCTGCGGCTGCGCGTGAAAGTGCACCAGGTTGTGCAGGTCCACCCCCGCTACCCCTGGCACCGAATCCTGCTTTATCGATAGCCGCAGCAATCTCTGGTGGTGCTGTCGGTGGAGCACCCTCGGTTGCCGCTGGCACTCCTGGTGTCGCCGCTGCAGCTTCCGCAACTTCTGTTCGCGGCACCTTGGAGGTCTCGCGTGCACTCTGCGAAATTCGCGTCTGCACCAAGCCGCCATGTTTCTCAAAGAAGGAAGTCGGTAGGTAGCCGAACGATTCCAAATACGTTCCACGATGTTGTGGATTTCCAAGGAGCCACGCTTCCGCATCTTCCTTTGCTTTACCACGCTCCTTCTTGGTCAAGAGGTACTCGCCGTCCGCGCCTCTTTGGGATCCAGGGAAGCGTTCCTCCACAGCTCCAAAAGGCATACGAGTAGGAACCATGTGAGAGCCGTGCTGATCGAATGTCACACCGGAGACTTTGTCACTGGCTGTTTTTATCTTGACGGTAGATCGTGCGCCTGTCTTCGGATCTTGCGTCTCCTTCTCGTACTCACCAAACTCCCACTGACTCGTGGAGCTGATCGCCTTCACTTGTTCGAGATCGAACTCACCTTGCTGTCGCAATTTTTCGAGTTCGCCCTCCAACACATACTTGCGTTCCTGGAATCCTGTCTTATGTGCGCTCAGTGCATCCGCCATCGTTTCTTTCAGTTCACGATTCGACTGAGCAATGTCTCTTTGCGCACTGACCGTTTCCGTGTGACGTGCTGTCGCACCGCCCTCTGTCAACTTAGTGCGCTCGTTCATTTGCATTTGCTTGAAGTGTTCGAGCCGCATTCCACGACGATCCGCAGTCGTAGCCTTCTCCTCTTCATAGCGCATCTCTGCGCCACGGGACAGACCCTTACCGAGTCCTTCGATTGCGCCCCAAAGTGCTAGCTTACCCACGGAGGAATCCCTCGTGTTGTGTCTTGAGCTGGCCCATCTGATCTTCACCGATCCCGGAGACGAAACGCTTGTAGTCGTTCTCGTCGACACCGAACATTGTCATCACACCTTCCCAGGTTGCACCGAGTGTTGCTTGCAGCTCTTGCTCGGAGTACTCGAAACCGTGACGCGTCTCAGCCAGCTCGGCAAGACGATCCACCGCTTCCATGGTGAACGGTGCAATGATCGCCTCGTCTAAATCGATCTTGTCATCGATCTGATTGATGAGTAGCACAGTGGCCTTGGTCGTCGTTCCGATCTTGTCCTCGGGATTGATCTGACCCATGAGAGAGTTCGACAGCTCGTCGCTGTCGTAGAGGATCCGCTCCAATGCTTCGCGTGCGCGCACCAACTCTTCTTCCTCTGCCGCTGATGCTTCCTCACCAGGCATCTCCATGCCAGAGATGTCAGTCGGTGTGGGCTGCGCAACTGTCGGACCCGGTACAGGTGAGCCCGGTGGTTGCGTTTCCGGTGGTGCACCAGGTGCACCTGGAGCTGCACCAGGTTGTGCACCTGGCTGTGGCGCACCACCAGGAGGTTGTTGGAGTGCTGCAGGCGGCGGCACGCTAGCCGCTTTCTGTGCGGCTTGTTGAAGTAGTCCGCCGCCGCCTGGTGGTGGTTGACTGGCTTGACCCATAACTTATCCTCCCCTGGAGAACGGGATCGTCGGCTCAAACTGATCGCGGATCTGTGCCGGGTTGCCAACGCGTCGTCCGAGGTAACCTTCCGGCACATCGATGTCGAAGGAGCCTTCTTGCGCGAGCATTTGTTGAACCGGATTGTCGGGGTTCTGCCACGCTCTGCGATAACGATCATAAAATTTCATGTACTTATCCATCTCGGCTTCGCGTGCGCCTCCGGCACCGAAATGTTCGAGCATCTTGGCACCTGCTGGTGTCTTAGCGAAATCCGTTCCTGCCTTGATGGCATTGGTCAACCAGTTGCCTCCTTGCCCTACTTGGGAAGGACCGATCTTACTTGCCAGGTCTAGACCCTTCGCACCTTTACCGGCAGCTCCTCCCGCAATGTCGAGCGCAGTGGTTCCACCACCGCCGCCGATTCCGGCACCGCCGACTCCGGCTGCAGCTTGACCTGGAAGCGCTGATGTAGCTCCACCTGCTGCTTGTATCGCTTCACCTGCACCGGCTATACCGGTTCCTACTTGTTGGCCTGCTGCGGTAGCACCTTGCAGTGCTTCGAGTGGTGCCTTTGCTTGTGAAGCAGCGGTGATGGCGGTCGCTGTTTCTCCAGCCGTGGCTGCACCACCTAACATCTTCTGTGCTTGCTGAACCGGACTCGCTAGTGCCGTCATGAAACCGCTTGCGCCTGCTACAAAGTTGGTCATGAACGTGCCGCCTGCTGCAGCCGAGGTGCCGAACGCTGCGATGCCGCCCGCAAGTGCCATGCCTCCAGTGAACACCGTCGCCGCAAGCATCAGGATCTTGCCCCACTTGGACTGCGTGATCTTGCCAACGAAAGCCAGGCCTTTCTTGAAGACTTTGCCGATGCCCTTGAAGACGTTTTTAAAACCCTTCTTAATGCTCTTAAGAATTCCCATCATCCACCTCAGTTGTAGAGCAGATACGCCCCACCGTGGGGATCAAATCCAATTCGTTCTGCGAGCTTCCACACACGCGGATCCAGATTCACATCCGGTGCGAAGCCCGCAACTCTGATCGCGCGTCGTCCCTTCACCCAGTCACGAAACATGCGCAGCATCTGCGCACCTGCACACGGATACTTAGACACCCATAACATCACCGCACAGTTCTGTCGTTGTGCCCACGCGTTGTTCTGGGTGAACGCGACCAACACACCTTCTAGCTTGCCTTCGTGATAAGTCGTTAACGAGTAGTGCCGTGCCGAGCTGATCGATTCAACGATGAGCGCTTTGATCTTGTCCACGTTCGGGCGCAAGCGAGGATAGAGTTCAGCTTGCTCCATCGCTATCTCAAAGATGGCGTCACGATCCGCGAGCGTTGCCGGTCGAATGATCATACGAGCGCACCTACCCCACCTATCTGTTCAAGGTACTGCTCTGCTTCATCGGGACCAGTACCTGCCGCTACTGTTGGTGGATTCTCTGTCACCGTCCCAGGCCCACCACCTGTCGGAAAGATGTCAGCTCCACCGCCTGCTCCCACCACTCCCGCACCAGGCAATTGGATGTCTCCCAGGTCGAGCGTGTTCATCTCACTCATGAACTTGAGCGACGACTCCAACATGTTTTGTTGCACGTTGATGTACTGGGCCACACGCTCGGGAGAGATGTCCTTGTTGGCCATGATCCCCGAGATCCCGGTGAAGTAAGAGTTGAACAGTGTCGCCGCTGTCTCGTTGGTCGAGATGAGTTGCTGGTACTGTCCCTGGATCGTAGCGAGATCGCGTGCCTGTGTGCCTGCCAGGTACTGCTGATTGATCGCAGAGTTCTGCGCCAGGATCTGCTGGTTCATCCGGTTGGTCGTGTCCACCGCCTGCAAGCTCGCACGGAAGTTCTGATCCGCGCTCGTGAGATCCGCAGATGTCTGCAACTGCGCGAGCTGCTGCTGCGCCTTGTTGTATGCTTCGGCATTCTGCTGACTTACCGCAGTCTGCATCTGTGCGTTGATGACCTCGGCCTGATTCAACTGAGCTGCGTTGAACTTCGAGACATCGGTGCCGAGTGACATGGTGAGCGCGGTGATGCGGTTCTGCTCGGCAGCGTTGGTGAGTGCCGCGACGTTCTCCGCACTCGCACCGAACTCCAAAGCTCGGTTAGCCGCAGCCATGTTGTCCCGAGCTGCCTGGAAATAAGTTGATGCATCCTGCTGCGCAATCGGCAATGCCTGCCGCACGGTCTCACCTTGAGCTGCACCGGCTGCAATGCTGGAATTCTGTAAGCCTCTACGAGCTGCTTCGAGCATGCCTTTCTGTCGGGCCTGTCGCATCAACGGAGAGTCAGCTCCAGTGATACTTTCGAGCTGACCGGCCACGGTCATCTCATCACCGACACCGATCTTTTCGGGATCGTAGCCCGATGCAAGCGCACTCGCTGCATCACCACCAGTCGGTGCAGCGACACCTGGTGTGTCGACGACACCTGCTACCGCGTCTTGCGTTCCGGCCTCGGTCGCAGTCACACCTTCGGGTGCTTCCGCAACTGCTACATCCACCGGCTCCGAGTAGAGATCCTGAACCGAAGGCTCGCCGCCCTCATCAAACGCTACCGCATCCGCCGCACCTGAGAGTAGTCCACCTCCACCTCCTCCACCTCCTCCACCTCCCCCTGTGTCGGGTGGCGGCTGAGTCGTCGGTGGTGGTTGTGTCGTCGGCGGCGGCTGCTGTTCAACCGGTAGACCTGTTACAGGATCAATATCAAACTCACCAGGAGTAAAAGGCTCAACGCCTCCTTCGGGTAAGAAATCTTCTGCCATCTAATTCACCTCTATACCGGTGTGTGCGCTGTCGCGCCGGTAGCGTTAAGCCACAGGCTACCGTCAGCAGCACCGACAGCCCAAACTACGATACTGGTTGTCGTGTTGAAAACTTCAAACCCGGCTACCTTCCGAGCACCCGTGTTGATCGCATCCGTGATGTCTGCCAGCTCGGTTGTCGTCGCTGTTGCTATACCATCGGATGCAGTCAGCACACGTTCAAGACCAGCACCGGTAAGCGCGTTGTTGACCGTGGCTCCACCACTAGCGGCGACGACTGTGCGAATGTTAACCGTGCCTGCTGAAGGATGATAAATGTCAAGATCGTTGTCGGGGTCCATGTCAATCATTGTGCGAATGACAGTTCCAGCGTCATTCCCGCGTATTTGCATATTGATCCCGTCAACGAGGTTGTAGATGTCAAAGACGGCACCGACGTCTATCTGCGCGACTAAAACCCCTCCTGAACCTTCTAGGAAAAGACTGGCGCTCGCTGCTCCATCACCGCGTACAAATATACCAGTCGTCGCGCTACGGGCTCTGATCAAACCGTCCGTGTGGTTGAGCTGAAAGCCTGTGTCTGCATCGAACACACCAAGCAACGTCTCTGCACCTGCACCCGTGTCACCTCTGATCTCAATTGCGCCACCGTCGACGAGGTTGCGAATCTCCAGAGCAGTGCCACCATCGAAACCGATATTGGCTTGAACAGGCGTGCCGAGCAGTCCTGTGAGCTGAAGCTTGGCTAAGTTCGCAGTGACTGTGGGAATGATTTGAACGTCGTTAGTCCGCGTCAAAAATCCTCGAACACCTAACACATGGAGTGCAACGCCCGCATCAGGATCCATGATCTGCATGATGCGGCCTACACCACCTGCATCTACTCCTTGGAACTGCCAGTTCGCACCGTCGTTCGTTGCATTGGGGTTGCTCTGGAACGACACGGTGGAACCGAAGCTCATGAGACCTATCAAAGTCGTCCCATTGCTCGCGAAGTATCGAACAGCCGCACTCGCTGCACCGCGACCAATTATTTCCAGGCCAATAGAGGCTGTGCGCAGTTGCAGGTTCTCATCCCAATACAAACGCGATGAGCCATCGGGATCGAAATCAGCCATGAGCGCATCGCCGCTGGCGCTATTGCGTCCGCGCAGCTCAATGAAGCCCGAGTCAGCCTCGTTGCGAAGAACCAGGTTGTCGGTTCCAGAAGCTATGATCTCGTGATTGAGTGTGGCTAGGACGGTCGAGGCTTCAGTCAACGTGAGCGTAGGAACGATCCCGGAAGGTGCGCGAACATCGGCACCGAGTGCTGTCGTGGAAAGAGCGATCTCGGTCGTACCTGCAGCATCGGAGTGATATAGACGAACAGGACCAGCCTGCGCATCGAAATCAGCCATGAGCACCTGATTGAGTGCGGTGTCTGTTGCATAGATGTCGAGACGTGCTCTTCGATCCGTACCAACAAGCATTTCAACAACATTGGTGACAGGATCTCCCTCGATGTTGAGCATGTACTCATCAGTAAAAGCATGCACCAAACCTAAAGAGGTACGGGCAGTGGCACTTGCAGAATCGTTGTAAACATCTATCCCGAGATTCGTCGTCTGAATGACACGAAACCCCGGTTGCGTAGAGTTGTGAAAAATCCGGTTACCCGTGCTCGAAGGATCGAAAACAGCGAATGTGACTTCGGCACCAGCGGATGCTTCCCCTAGAAGGCTGAGAGGTCCGCCGTGAACGAAGTTCTTAACCCGAAGCGTAGTGGCCGCTGCGAGAAACCCGAAGTCAGCTACGGGTGCAAACGATCCATTGCGTAGGTTGATCAGCGCAGACTGACCTAGACCCGCTGTCGGATCGTTAGTCGTTGAGTCATTGATGATGACACCAGCCAATGCGGTCGCGAACTTCTGCAAGCCCGCGAAGTGAAGCGTCGTACCTGCACCATCGTTACCCGTCAGGTAGGTCTCTACACTTCCACCCGAAGCCTCACCAGCCAAACGTAAGCCGCCGCCATGCACGCGACTGATGAGCGCGAACACGTCATCAGTGTTGTACCCAACATTCGCGAGTGGAGCACCACTGACGTTCTGCCACTCTAAGTTGGAATCGAATGTGCCTGGTGATGTCGGATCGTCAGCACTGGTGCCTGCGACAAACACAGTGCCTTGGTTGTTGATGCGATTCCAGTCGACACCGTTCCAGTAGATGTCGTCACCAATCTCAACCGCACCCGCGCCTGTGATCGTGCCCGCTACCGAGATCCGGTAGAGAGGATTGCCTGTCGCGGGTGAGGCCGGATCCCCACTGCTCGCGTCATGGTCACCAAAGAAGTCGAGCCCGCCGCCGAACGCTGCCGACTTCGCGGACCAGTGCAGCGCGGAGAACGTCGTGGAGCCATCACCACCCGAGCTGACCGGCACGGGGTCATCCTCTGGCCGGATCGCCCAATCCTCTGCAGAGATCGCCTGGTTGGCTGCATCGGTCGATTGCGAGAGAACGAACTGGGTGTTCGCGTTGTCGTAGCGGAACTCGTACACGCGTCCCGTGACGATCTCGCCGCCTGCGAATACGGATCCATCGAACTCGACTGCAGCGATGTCACCGATGGTGTCGACATTGATGACGACAGCACCGTCGTTGGTGTGAGTCGCACGGAAGACGACCAGGTCACCTTCCTGGTTAGTGAGTCGAGTGTCTGGCATCCCAACGTCGTACTCGTTGACCGTGCCACCCTGCACATCGATACCCAGCTCGACGACGCCACGCGTGAGCGCATCACTTGCACTCGGCAGGAGATCGAAGCCGCTCTCGACACCTTCAAATTCTGGATTGACTTGTCCCGAACGTACCTTGGTGTTCGGAATGAACGGACCACCAAAGTTGTAATAAGTGTTAGCCATTTAGCGCTGAAGCCTCCGTGGTTCGTAGTGCAACGTGAGTCCTTGCAACGTGAAGGGCTTGGAGATCGGTCCTTCATGGAAGAAGACAAATGCAATGTTCTCTCCCGTGCCTGTTAGATCACCTCGCGCTGTTGAAATCGTCTGGCCGTCCCAGAAGAACTCGTCCCAGTTGTCGACATCCCAGAAACCTCCACCCGCAGTGACCTCGATGTCCTCGATGGTGCCTTCCTCTTCACCGTAGGTCAGCGACGTGATGAACTTGATGGTCAACGGCTTGTTGGAGTTGAGTTCGAGATCGGCTTGCTTGAATCGCTTGCGATAGGTGGGTGAGCCAACCTGGTTGAAGACGAGTCGCACGGTCGAGATGATGTCCTCACCGTCGAAGTTCTCACCGATCTGATCCTGCAGCACGAAGCCAAAGCCGTCGCCCGCATCCTCAGTGATGAAGTAAGTTTTTTCTAGACCGGTTTCATCCTCGGTGTTCCAGATACGGCTCACTGCAAACGGATAGAGAAGCGCTCCGAACTCAACCTTCGTGCGTGTCTGCACACCCGAAGCAATGCGCTGCTGGTTGGCCGAGCCCACGAACGGGACATACATGACGAGCGCAGTGGCGTCACTGAAGTACATGCGGTATTGATTGCTGCTGCGCACGACAGTGGAGTCAGTGAAGATCGAGCGCACAATATCAATGATTGGCTGCACGAGCTGTGAGATCGTAGAGCCCACGAAGTCACCGAAGGCATCCGTTCGCGCTATCGAGGTGACACCCAGGTCATCGAGCGCGTACACCGTGTCGACCTTTTGAACCGAGTAGAGAGACCCACCGGCCTTCTCTGTCATGAGCCGCAGTTCCCAGTCAGAAGGAGTGGTGCCGAAGAGTCCGCGTGCTTCGCGCTCGGTGGTAATGATGAGCACGTTGGAGACGATACTCTCCAGGCCGGTTACCTCGTCACCAGCTCCGAACTCGGCTGCACCGAGGAAGCCGGAGAAGTTCAACGGCTCACCCACAACCGACTGCACGAAGCGTCCACCTGGGAAGGCAAGGAAGAGAAAATTTCTGTGTTCCTCGACCAGGAACGGTGCACCGATGGGTAAGTCATCATCTGGATCGATCAGCTCTGCTACAGGTGGCATCTTGATCTCTGAAACGATGCTGCTCTCATCGATCTCGAATGCATTGTCAACACCGTTGGCACCGTATGCGCGCAAGGATCCCGAACCTGCGAAGAAATTGTGATTGACGAACTCGTAGATCCCACCGGGTGAGAATGCGAATGCGGTGTTGACCGATGTTGATGTGCAGATGACAGTGAGAGCTGGCGACTCCAACGTCTCTGTTCCATTGAACCCAGGACCAGCGACACCTGTGACAACGATGTAACCGGATCCCGTGCCGTCGAATGCCCCGGACCCACCGTTCAAGATGATGCGATGAATGGTTGCGGTAGTACCGGTCACCGATCCAGTGACTGTATCTCCTTCCACGACACTATCGAACGCAGCAAGACCTGTGTCGTAATCAATGGTTTCACCGAGGATGATTCCGGCGGTCGTCCAACCGGCAGCAGAGGCAAGGTGCAGGATCCCGGCGGTGACGCCGACGTTATCACGAATAGCATAGTTCACACTCCCAAGTTGCCATGCAGCTCGAACAGCACCGCTTCCTGGAACGACTGCGATGTCTCCACGGTACTCATCCTGCGCTGCGAGTAAGAACGTATCCTCGGTGTCCTGATCAACCGCATCACGCAACACCGGATCCGACTTGATGACAACGTCACCGTCGTAGTCGACAACCAGGTCGATGCTGTCAATCTCCAACGAGAGCCCGTCAAACAGATCCCCAAGTTGCGCAAACGCTTCCTGGGTCATCACTACCAGCTCGGCGTTAATGTTGGCTGGTGTGGCTGCTGCTGCGAGCTGAGTGATTTCTCGAGTGATGAATCCCATACCCGCATCTATCTCGGTGAAGTCGATGACCTGGGAGTCAGCTCCAGGTGCAAACGTAAATCTGTAGGTGACTGTATCGTCGCTCTCGGGTGCAGGTGCGTAGACCGTGTTGTCTCGGAACACCGCATCACCTTTGCGAATCAATCGCGCACGCACGCGCAGCGTCCACTCGTTGATGGTGGTGACCTCTGCGGCCAAGTCTTCGAGCGGCCAGCTCACCGTGGCGAGTGCGGCCCAGGCATTGCGAATCGTGTCATTGACCAGGCCATCGGCGTCATCGATGCCCTCGTCAATGAGTAGCGGATCGTTTACGACCAAGACCGAATCCGCATCGGTCGCAGCTCCATCGATCTTGAGCTGTTGGTCCGCGTTGGTGACGTTGACACCCAGGTCATCACCGATGAGGAACGTGCCGGTGACCTTGGTGAGCGCGATCATGTCGTTACCGCGAGTACCATCGTCCTCGTAGATCCCGACCAGGACACCGGTCGCACCCGAAGGCGCACCGGTCAGCGTTGTACCGAGCACGAGATCCTCGACGGCATTGACTTCCATCCCGAGGAACGTCTGCTCACTCGGCTTGGGTCTGCCATCGAAGCGCTCGAATCCTGGGATCCGACGATAGCCGCCGTTGAACCAAGGCTCGTAGTTCTGCATCGCGAGTGCTCGGCCAGGGTTGACCGAGATCGCGGGCGTGACTACGTCAAGTCCACCGCCGAACGGAAAGTATTGAGTTTTTGTTTGCGGCATCTCTCATCATCAAATGTTACCAACGGCGAAGCCACCAGCGGAATCGAGATCCCCGCTGGCACTGACGTCGAAGAAGCTGCCGGTCGACTGGTAGCGAGAGAAGCGTTGATTCGGCAACTGATGGTTTTCCAGCCTGGGCATGAAGAGGCCAAAGGTTCGCTGACCTTGTGCCATGATCTCCGGTGCGTTCTCGTAGTTCGCATAGAGCATCAGGCCATATCCCAGAATGGCTGGATGAAATGTCTCAGGGATCAATGAGACATCCGTATTAGCCGCCAATAAGGTGGGCGCTCGAAAGTAGTCGGCCTTGATGGTGTAAACCGCATCAGGCACAGGTTCAAATTCAATCGAGTTGTCAGGCATCAGGATGATACGCGAAGGTTGGTCTTGACTGTTATCGCGTATCAACCACTTGACAGAGTCGTGCTCAAGAAATCCGAGTGGCTCGTCGATAGCACCGACGACACTCGGATCGTTGAGCTTAAATGTCTTGAAGTCCCAGAAGTTGAGATCCGTTGGTGGACTCAAACTAACAACACCCGTCGCTGTAGAAAGCGACACCTGGTTCCACAAGAATTTCCAGTTGAGCCAATGGTTCTGAATGTAGTTATCTGCTTCCTGAATCCAATCCACCATGCGCCCATCTTCACCGGTCTGACCAACGACCGTTGTGGGTGCTGCACCTGCTGCACCTGATTGCGTGTGCAACTGTTGAACCAGCTCCAGGAACGTACTCATTCAGCTTTCTCCTCAGCCTGAAGCGCAGCCATGTTCTCTCGACGTGCATCGATCACGTCTTGAGGTACACCGCTCAACTTCGCAGCAGCTCGTCGCAATGTCTCCGAGCGTTGGTTCTCTTGCGCCTGCTCTTCGTTAGCAGCTTGAGTGAGCAAGCCGCTCGTTTCCTCGGGCTCGGGCTCTTTCGGTGCTTCGTAGTTGGAATCCGGGCCAACCTCGACACCTTTACGCGTGAACACCGTGCCGAGCTGTGAGTACTGCACCTTGCCGCTGATGTGCCGGATCGTCGCGTAAGGAAGCTCGGGGTTGAACTCAGCCATTCTAGGCCCCCTTCATCTTGTCGTAGTCACTCCTGCGCATTCGCCTGGCGCGTCCAGAGAGACCACGAACGCTCACGAAGTCTTCCGGCGGGACACCAGGTGCCGGTGTTGGCTCGGGCTCGGGGGCTGCTTCCGCTTGCAGATCTGGACCCGCTGCTTCCGTATCTGGAGTCGGATCCTCAGTCACTGTGCCTTCTTCGTTCTCGGCCATGGTCGTCTTCCTCAATAGCGCCGTTGGGGATACAGGAACTTCTTCGTATCCACTGGCGCAGGGTTGTCGACGCCGGAGTGATTCGGTGGCGTCGTTGCGCCGAAGCGCTCGTTGTGCGGGTTGTCTGCGACACCCGGCTTGTACGGACGCTCACCCATCGCACTGCGGGGCATCTCGGTCTCGTCCATCACGAAATTGTCGAACTCGGTGTCGATGTACTTCATACCCGAGATCCCTTCGCACTCGCATGCGTACTCCGCGAACTCCTCGCTGAACGTCGCTGGGCCATCGAGGATCGCATCGCTATCGAGCGTATCCATCGGACGAGCAAGACGCTCATTCTGGTAGTCGTATCTGGGTTTCCCCATGATCTCCTCCTAACAGTCCAACCGAGGGGGCAAGAGCCCCCTTGGCTGGTTTCCAACGTCAAAAGACGTCGAAACTGTGGCCCTTCTCCGTGACTCCGTACTTCGAGTCATAGTAGGGATTCGGCGTCTCTCGTGAGTTGCCGTTGAGTGGGTTCCTTGCATTGTTGTACTGCGGAAACACCGGGTTCTCCGGGTCGAACTCGCTATGAGCAGAGAGTCCAAACTCGACACCCGATGATTCCATTCGCATGAAGGAACCTCGGATCGTGTTCGCGGTTCTCTCGGGTGCTTCGTAACCGGCACCTACGCCAGCTCCGTAACCCAAGTCGCCGCCGCCTCTAACATCCGATGGCATGGTTACCTCCTTAGAACCAGGCGATGAGCAGACGGGTGTCCGCAGCACCAGCGGTACAGCCACCGTCAGTGATGAGATCCGTCACTACATCGGCAGCGATGTCGACACCATCTTCGAGTGCAACTACTGAATTGTCCCGAGTCGGTGCCAGAGTGTCGCCGATAGAACTACCCGTGAACTGCTGCGTGAAGTTCGCCAGCTGCGCGTCAACGTCGCCGGAGTCCTCACCGATATCTACCAGGTTGAGCCCTATCGTGAAAGCAGTCGTGACTTGGAGTGTCAGATCCAGGACACGACCAGCACGTCCCGCAGGACCGTTGAGCACGATGAGATCCGCAGCGCCAGAATACACTGATGCCGCATCGTCGTGCTGAGTTTGGAGTGCGTTGTCGTAGAATTGTCCAGGCATAACGTCCTCCTTACTCTGTTGAGTCCCACTTCAGGATCCGCGCTTCCGCAGCCAGGGTGTGGACTAGTCCATAACCCAGCTCTGCGTACCATGCGATACCCCGCGACCGACCGAAGTCAGTCGGGATTTTGCCACGAATTTCTTCGGGGATTGCAAACGCTTCGACGACGGTGTCTGCTCCGAAGAAAAAGATGCCATCGCTATTCGTCCAACCTTCGTCAGCGATGTTCGTTTGTTCGGTGTAGCGGATGCCTTCATAACGGCCCTTCTCGCCGTTCATGATCACATACCACCCTTCCGATACGAACTGGTGAATTGCTTCCAGCTCGTCTTTGAGTGCGCGCAGCGTCGAGGGACGAGCGATGGCCATGTAGTTGTTGCCATCGAAGGTGGGGATGTCTCGTTCCGCCATCTCGTCTGCGATCAACTTGCCGTGCTGAGTGAGAAACTCCTGGGCCGGTGCGCCTGAAGGGATACCGTTCTCTGTCACGGAGATTGTCGTTGCCGAGTCTCCGACGACGCGAATGGGCGTCAGTTCAAATTGCGCATTGGCCGAAGAGTCGAGCACTTTGCGTGCATCGTTCTTCAGCACCTTGTGGATCACCTCGGTCACTGGATGCTCTGAGAGATCATCCAGCTTTTTCGTGTATGGAACACTGTTGCCAAATTCCGTGATGGTCAGTGTTGCTTGCGTGATCGTGTAGTTCGACTCCGGCATCGTTGCCGTTTCAGCGAGCTGTCCACCTTGCACGGCTACATCGCTGTAGACGTTCCAGTTGAACTGGTCACCTTTGCCGAGGCCAAACGCCTCGCGTGCATCACAGAACTGACGAAAGCGCACCATCGGCTGCAGCGCAGTTCTGAGCTTGCGGCTCAGATTCACGGAGAACATAAATCCCCCGAGTGCGTTGGTTTGCCAAACTTGGCCTGCCATTGATGTACCTCCTTAGATACCTAACGAGAACCTTAAGTCGGTTGACCCCGACCGTCACGGATCCCGGCAATTATGTCTGCCGGTGTTTCCGCTTGATCATCATCTTCGTGCAGCTCTTGTTGCTGCGCCGAACCTGCGGCTGGGATCGGGACTAGATTCTCCTTGCGTTGTTGACGATCTTCGAGCGTAACCTTCGGTTTCGGATTGGGATCTGCGGGCTCATCACCCTTCATTTCTCCAACCCATTTCCGTACACGGTTGCCCGATTCGACCATGACCTCGGACGGTTTCCAATCAGGATTTTCCGCCGCGATTTCATCGGTCATGGCATCTGCCATTGCATAGAGATTCCGGTCGCGCATGATGTCGGGATAGTCTTCCCTGAATTGCTTGAATCCAGTTTTCGCGTCCTCTTCGATCTGCTGCTTGGTCATCTGTGCAACGGCGACGGTTGCCGCTCTAGCGACGAGCTGTGCTTCATCGATGACTGGGGCCGACGCTTGCGCTGTCGGTGCCCGTGATTTCGAGAGCAGTTTCGCCAAATTAAGAGCTGCCGTGTCCTCGTCTTGAGTGAAGAGCGACGACACGAGTTCCTTAGCTTCTCCGAGGAGAGCTTCGGGATCGTCCACGTCCGTAGTACCTGCGGATGGTGGCGCTTGCGTCAGTTGAGTCATGCGAGTCTGAAGCGCAGCTTCGTTCTGCTGTAGCGCAGCTTCGCGCGTCTCAAGTTGACGTTGCATATTCGCGGCATTCTGCAGTCGTAGCTCGGCTGCTTCGTGCTTTTGAATCTGCTGACGGGCTCGGTCAAGCGGTATGAGCATGTCCTGCCCGTCGACCTTGGCCTTGAACATCGGTTGACCTTCGTGCATCACGATGTGCTCGGCCAAGTCATCGGATTGTTGAGGAGCTGCGCCAGGTTCCGGGGATGGCTCGTGCATCGGCTGTACGCTTGCCGCTCCACCAGCGTCCGTTGGAACCTTCGGATCTGGAGCAACGGGCATTTCGCCTTCTCGCTCCAGCTCACCGCGCAGCTCTGCGTTGTATTGGCTCACGTCTTGCTGACGTGATGCGTCGATCTTCTCTTCCATCGAGTCCAGGATCGCGTCACGCGGATTGACGTACTCTTCAGCATTGGGTTTTTGCGCGGGATCCAGTTTTGGATTTTGCTGCGCGCCCTGTTGGGTAGCTTCAGCCATTGCGGTATTCCTCTAGCTGGTGATTAGCATTCTCTCCGTTGACGATTGCCTCGGCGCACCACTTCATGAAACTCTCAGCGGCCCAGGCATCTTTTTGAAGGCCCACGAACTCCTGGAGAAAACTAGGTATTCCAGGATCCAGGTCCAACATCTTTTGCTTCACTTCCTCCAGTGCGAATTTGGCGCGTCCGTGAAGATAGCGCCCCACATCGCTCACGAGGAAGTGTTGGACAGTGACACCGAGGCGAGCTTCCTCGAAGTATCCGCGCTCGGCGTCATTGATGAAGTCGATTTTCGAGTAGTCGACGTCGCTCACTTACTCTCTCCCCCAGCAGTTTGTGCTGGTCGTTGTTGTCTCTCCCGACGCGCCTCGCCTAACTCGCGCACCTTAGTGGTGTTGTCTAGCGCGGCGACCTGGCGCGTCGTCTGCAATTTCTCTCTGTCGAAATTGAGTGTCTCGTACAATTTCTCGAGAGTGATTTCTTTCTCGGCTGCGATACGAGCGAAACCAATCGTGGCCTCCAGGTCGAGCTTCATAAGCTCGCGTTGGTGACGCAACTGGTTATCCTCGCGCCGAATCTGGAACTCCTCACGCTTGAGTTCTATCTCAGGCGGTGGCCCAGGCGGATTCTCTTGCTGATCCTGCTCGAACTCCTGGTCGGTCATGAAGAAGCGAGATGCATCCTTGTAGCCGAGCGCACCGAATATCTCGTCCGCCACTGAAGGCGCTTTCATACGCGCAACCATCTGCGGCAGCTCGGCGGTCTTGGTCACGCCAAAGATCAGCTTCTCCACTCGCCTCACGGGATCGGTGTTACCGATGCCGACGTTGACCCGCACAGTGAGATCCTGCTTCAACAGCTCATCGGTGATCTCACTCATGCCGTAGCGTACCCAGAGCTGCGACTTATTGGCCGCGAGCGTAAGGATCGTCTCGTCTGTCTCGTACATCTGGATGAGCTTCACGAGCTGCTTGAGTGTCGGCTCCATCCAGGTCTCGAAGAAGATGCGCAGTGCGTAGTCCGAAACCGAACCGGCAGTCTGACTCACCATCGACATGCCGCCGACAGTCTCGTTGAGGTTCTTGTTCGACTGCACCGAGGACTGGCTGAACGTACCCACCAGCTCATCAGACTCCACCGCCAGGCGATCTTGCTCCTGGTAGCTCGACGAGGTGATGTCGGGTGTGTTGACCGTCTGCACGTCCTTCTCGGGATCGTTCATCATCACGCCGCCGCCTGGCACGTTTCGGATAAGTGCATCTAGGTCGACTTGCGCGCCACGTTTAACGTAGTAGCGCTTGTTGAGCACCAGCTTCACGTTGTCGAGTCGCTGGTTGGCGATGACGTTGATTTCTTCTTGCAGGCCAGCCATCTGTTCAAGGTCACCTGCGGGATAGTTTCTGAATGCCTCGATGGTGGAGAAGCCAACTGTGAATGGACGCTCACCTCGTTCTAGATGTGGGAATTGATCGGTGAGCTTCACTGCATTGGTCAGCAGGATCTCGGTGCCCATCGTCCACCACATGATGTCTTCGCCGTTGACCTTGGAGATGTTCATGTGAGCCCACAGCATCGTGTACGCGTTACCGTGCTGCTCGTCTGCCGGGTCAATGCGCTCACGCCCCTCGCGCGCCTGGCGAGTCCTGTCGTAGTTCTTGCGTCGTGTGGCGAGGATCGTTCCAAGAGCGTGCTTGTTCCAGTAAGGCTTACCAGTGTTCGGATTGATCTGCTCCATCTTCTCCAACGCTTCACCGGCATAGACGGGCATCATGTACACGAGGTAGGGCGAGGTGTTGACCGGATCGCGCCAGTCGCACATCGGATCGAAGCGGAAGTTCTCCGGTGCAATCAGATCACAGGCCAGCTCGTCCTTGCGCACCAGCGGCACCTTGTAACCGAGCGCATTGCCATCGTCGTCCTGCATGAGCTTGCCGTCGTCGTCGATGGCAGGCTCGTAGTCGATGTCCGCCTCGTATCTCCAATACTGAAACGAGATGCACAGTCCATAGACCTTGGTCGATTGGTAGCCGCCGAGTGCGGTTTGGAACCAGGGCATTCTCCGGTCTAGGCGGTATTGCAGAATCTCTTTGTTGACCTCGGCAGAGATCCGCTGGATGGGATCCCGATTATCGTCGGGCTGAATGTCGACGACGTCTTGAGTTGAGAACGCGGCCACGGTGAGCCCCGCTTCCGCCGACTTGGTCGAGGAGCGTGACTTCGGTCGGAACACACGCGAGCGCCGGAAGTCTTTGCGCCTAAAGTTCGAGTGCGGTGCATGCTCACTGTTGAAGTGCGAGAGCGTGCGCTCCCAGGTGTTGGTGATGTTTGCATCGAGGTAGTCGGTCGAGGTCGTGTAGATCTCGTGCGCCTTCGCAATCAACCAAGCCGGAGCTTGCGCGAAGAACTCCTTGCCCTCCTTTTCCTCGGCGTCGTCGTAGTTGGATCCACCAGGTGAATCACTCGGTGGTGTCTCACCTGGTGGGATGTCACCTGGCCCACGCTGGTACGGTGCGCCCGCCTGGTGCTGCGGATCGAGCTTCGGCTCAATCGCGCTCGGGCTCGTCGGATGTTGCGGGTCGTCCATGATCCCGCGCTGCGTTGCACCGCGTCCTACGAATTCAGGATTGTCGTCGCCTTGTGTTTGGTCAGTTGGCACCGCTTATCCTCGCATCTGAATCATTAGCCACGACTTCGCCATCCCAATCACGCTTGAGCGTCTCTAGAATGTCGGCATCAAACGCCTTGTTGCGAGAGATGCCATGACGTTCCAAGATTTCGCCCGCCGCTTGTACGGACCTAGCGCACAGCTCGTTGAGATTCCGGTCTGCCATGTGGATGTGGTAGCCCTTCTTAAGCGAGATCGAGTCGCAGGTGATGATGACCATCCGGCCTTCCACATCGACTCTGACGCCCCACTCGCGATTCGGGTAGTACTTCACGAGAGCTGTGCCGATGTTCTTGGCGATCCACATCTCAAGCTTCGCTCGCTTGACGCCACTCAGCTCGAAGATGGAAATTTCGTTGTAGTCATCGGTGATGTCACGACCGAAGCGACCGGATGAAGTTGGCCTGGCGAGCTTGCTCATGTCATGAAGTACCTGTCCTTGTGATACGAGAGATCGCCTTTCTGGTGGAGCTGCGCGCCACAACTCCCGCATTCCATCGGCTGATTGCGATCCGGTCTTGACCCATTTGGCATCAGCGCACGCGTGGCCATCATCACCTCGTTCTTCTTGAGCTGGTGCGTGTAGTAAAAAGCCACCCGCTTGCACCCGGAACCGTTACCCCAGTGGTAGAGGGTCACCATCTGAGAGGGACTGAGACGATTCTCGTGGGTGCGTGCAAGCGGGGGCAGAATCGTTACCTGGTGATCGTGTTTGTTTTTGTCGATCACCTCTTCCGCCGTGCGCTTCTGCTCAAGCGATAACCCGCGCGGCAGATGCTTCGCCAATACGATGCTACTCATGCCGCGCTAGGTGCATCGTCCTCACCTCCTCCATCCCTATTCACGCTGATCCAGTCCACGAAGAAGCCGCACTCACTACACTCGGATCCAAGGATGTGCTCCCACTCATTACCGACACCGTCGACACGCAACAACCAGAAGCGTCCGTTGCACTCGGGACACTTCGCGATGTACTGCGGATCCTTGCGCAGCGGCAACACGTTGTCCTCGGGCTTGTCGACCAAGAACAGCTCACTCATACAGCCTCCGCGAAAACGGTCATCTCTTCGGGCTGGCGTCGAGACTCCCAGCTCCCCAGTGCAATAGCGTGCATAACGATGTCAGCTTTCCAGTGATTGATGATGTCGTCGATCACTGATGCGCGCATCCCATCGGACAGCTCGGCCCAGCTCATACGACCAGGTTGGCGACCGACGTGCTGCAACGGATTCTTGTAGCCGATCTCCATCGGCCAGCTCTCACTGATCGAATCGAACGGGTAGACGTGGGTTGGGAGAAATCCATGTCCCGCCACTCTATGAAGCGATGTCTGAGGCGACCAGTGCGGATTGCTCTGCGAGAGAATCATCTCGGCGTAGTCGTTAGGGTTCTTACCGAAGATCGGGTACGCACATGCAATGCGCTCCAATGGATCCCGGATCCACAACAACACCTTCGCGCCTTCGCGCTTGAGGCGCAGCGCGCGAGACTGGCTGATCACCTGGTTCAGTCCTTCGGTGTTGGGCTTTAAGGACTCGGCCATCGAAGCCGAGCCCGCACGTTGAGTCGTACACACGACTATCTTGCGCTGGGGCACATGGTAGTAGCGCACACGCTTGGCCTGGCGAGGTGGACGAGGTGCGCTCACGCTGGCTCCTCCATTTCTGGCTCGAAGGCACCATCGCTCGGCTCAAAGTAGCGCGTATGCATGTCGCCCAGGCGTTCTGCGAACGTATGTGCGATGGCATCACCCTCGTCAGGTGAATCGAGCCCACGACGCTTCATGTCCTGCTTGCGTTCGAGTCGCATGCGCTCCTTGTCATCGAACATGTACTCGATGCCGATGAGACCATTGCGCAGCTCCGTGTCGTTGGGGATGTCGGCACCGTCGCGGATCCACCGCTTCATCCGGTCCCACATCTCGATGCGCTTGTTGTAGTAGGTGACGTCATCGTCGGACTTCGAGCCCGCGTTGACCTCGATGATCTCGTAGTCCATCAGTCGCAGTCGGTCGACGACTCCCGCGCCAATACCGACACCGTCGACGAAGCATGCGGCTGGGCGAAACTCGCGGATGGCGTCAGCGGTGATGGTTGCCACCTGCATGGTGTTCAGCTCGCGGAATTTACGCAGCTCGAGGATTTTCCTTCCCTGGCGAATCGCGATCACTGTCTTGTCATCACCGTAGCGTGCAACGTCGACGCCGATGACAACGGGCATCTGAAAATGCGCTTCGTACTCGCACTCCCAGACCATGGCCCGGTCCACGATGTCGCTGGCGAGAAACTGCATCGAGCCCGCGCGCGGGAACTGTCCCTTGACACGCACTCGCACAAAGTCGGAGTCATCTCCGTACTCAGCAATCTGCTCGGAGATCTCGTCCTTATTGGTCATCTTGGCCGTGCGCGAGTCGATCTGACGCACCGTCCACCGGGTGTCGTTGGCGAAGCAATTCCTGAACTTGCCGGTGTTCTTTGTGGGGTTGCCGTACACGAACCACATCGCACGCGGGTCAGTCATGGCACCCTCGGAGACCTCCCAGATGGTATCGGGGATACCCGAGGCTTCGTCGTAGATGATCAGCGTGTGAGTACCATGAAGGCCCGCGAACGCCTCTGAGTTGTGTTCGGTGTTGGGCACCGCCGCAACGAACCAGGTCTCCGGGTGCTGCTTGTGGTGGAACTTGGTCGCGGTCCACTTGAACCAATGATCGTTGATCATGCGCTTGTGCCACAGCGACAGCTCGCGCCAGGTCTTGGTGGAGAGCTGCGGCAGTGTGTTCGCGGTAACAACACCATTGAGGTGCGGGCGAGTGGACATGGCCCAGAGAATGATCCATGCAACGAGGGCTGACTTGCCGATTCCGTGCCCGGATGCAGTGGCTTCGCGTATCGTGCCCAAGGGATCGGTCTTGATCCCTTGAGCAACACGCACCAGTTGCTCGGCTTGCCAGGTGTCAGGACCGTCATGATCCTGCAATTCACCCTCGCCCCATGGAAAAGCGTAATAGACAAAGCCCAACGGATCGTCGAAGAACTCCGCGATGTCGTTGGACAGCTCCAGCTCGTATTCGCTGGGCGTGATCTTTGTAGCCGCTCGACTCATGCTACCTCTCGCTCGGGATCGTCATCGTCGGGTCTGAACCAACGAATGTGCATGACCTCGTCGCAGCCCCAACAAGTGATGGTGCCGTCACGTCGAATAGCGAAATCGGTGACAGCGCAATTGCCACACGAAAAGCAGTCGTCGTCGCGAACGAGTCCGTTGTCTGGATCCAGCTCGAAGACCTGTGCCTTCTCCTGAATCAACTCCTTCCAGAACTTACGGATCCCGCTCGTCGGCGACAACTTGAATACTTGGCCTGTCATCTCACATAGCTCGCTGCCACGGAGTACTCGAACGATCCTGCCCCGGAGTGGGTCACGGTCGGTCTCCAGGTGTCGGGCAGAATGTCGTTGACCGTGAGGTTCGCAATCGCGACGAGTGCCGGATAGACGCGCATCACCAAGGTCGTTATGCCTGCCTCGGCTGCACCCGCGAGAATCGTGTAGTACTCACCCGAGATCGGATCCTTGCCCTCGATGGTGAGCAGCACGGTGTCACCGCCTGGAACCGCAGTGATGTCGAACACCAGGATCATGCCGCGTTGCAATTGGTTGCGCTGATCGGGTGCGTCGAGTGAAGCGGTGCGCGCGACGTTGGCGAGTACTAGGTCGGTGCGATTGAACTGGATCGAACTCATGGGTTACTCCAGTGACGAGGCTGAGAGCTGGTAGGTGAATGCACCGCCAGCGGAGTGAGTGATGACTGCTTGCCAGGTGTCGGGCAAGATATTGTTGAACGCTACGTTGGCCACGGTGATAAGGCTGGGGTGCAGCGTCAGCACCACCAGTCCGGTGCCGGTTATCTCGGGAGTAGAGAGGATCGTGTAGTACTTCCCAGAGATCGGATCCTTGCCTCGAATGGTCGCAACGATGTTATCGCCGCCTGGAACCGCAGTGACGTCTAACAATAGCTTCACGCCGCGCTTGGTCTTGCTCGTCTGGTCCGGTGTAGCGACCGTGGCAGTGCGAGAGGCGCTATCGAGGAGGGCAGTCGTTCCTGCAACGGTAACGCCGAGGGCACCTGCGCCTGCGATTGGTCCCTCGGTAGCAACGCTCTGGGCGATGGCTGGGCTCACACCTTCGGGTCCAGCAGCCCCCGATGTCGATAAATCAGGCTCACAGGTACGCGAGTCGTCGATGCCGTCGAAGAATGGGATCAGCGGCCCACCTGTGACCGCGCTCTCCGAGATCCTGACCGCACCTAGTTGGAGTGAGGTATTGGCACCGGTATTGGTCTTGGCCAGACACTGGTTGGCATCCATGCCGATGCCCATGACGGTGACATAGGTAAACCCACCCGGAGAGACTCGCGTGTGATTCTGCAGCGTGGTGTCGAAAATGTTGTAGCTCTGGACGTCGCACTTCGGATTGACACCCGAGATCGTCGCAGTCTGATTCTGCGATCTCGACACGCAACCGATATCACCGGCGACGTCGGTGTTGACGATGGTGAGTGCGCCAAAGTCGGGAGAGTCGGTGGCGTCGTCTGACGCAACGTCGTCGTTGCCCACTTGACAGAAACCACCCTCGATAAAATCGAGGATGTCGCCACCGAGCGGCATCGCGTCGGAGCGCATGATGAACACCGCCAGGTGCCAGTCGGAGTTGATGCCGCTGCTGGCGTTCATGCTGGCGCGGAAGTCCGCTGCCACAGACTCGAAGTCGAGTGCTACTGCAAAGTCAGCGTTGCGCGCCACCCAGAACTGCATGCAGTCCTCAGTGGTGCCAGCAGCGTGCTCAATACGTCCTCGGAACAGCTCGGTCATGGCACCGCCCTGAGTGCCATCCGAGTCCTTGGTGAACGTCAGTGAAGTGAGTCTGAATTCCGAATCGTCGGCGAAACCTTGGAGGTTCGACACCGCAACGATCAGGTAGTCGTCGTTGTCGGTGCCACCCCCGGCAGCGGAGATGCCCACAGCCTCGACGAGAGGACCGGTGCCCGAGAACTCGCGCTCGGCTGTGCCATCAAGAGCCCAGGTCACACTAACCCCTTAATGGACTTGTTGGTTGGGAGATGGAACCTCAGGTGTTGCTGGCACTGGGACGCTATCGGTGAGCTGACGTGATCGTTCCTTCGCTTGCTCTGCTCGGCGGCGTGCGCCATCGAGCAGCTCGACGTGATCGACAACCAGGTTGCCCTCGACCTCGGTCTTGATGCGATCTCCGAAGCGCTCATGATGCAATCTCGCCATGAGCCACTGCCTGGCGGCAATCTTCAACTTCGAGCGGTTGACCACCTCGCCATTGATCCTGAGAGTACCCTTGGCGTCGAGGTAGGTGTCCGCATTGGCCGCGTTGGAGATGTCAATGATGTCATCGCCCCAGCTCTCCACCTGCATCTGTCTCGCCTCATCATAGAGCTGCTTCAGGTCGGGATCGCGGAAGATGATGCGCAGGAACTGCTCAAGCTCTCCGGGGAGAAGGTTCAGCTCCAGGGCGGCTTCCTTGTTCGTGGATCCCAACGCGATCTCGGTGAGCATTTTCTCAATTCGCTCGATTGGCCAGTCCGTTCGGATCCAGGCTAGTTCGGCCTCACGCAGCTCGTGGACCTTGTCGGGGTGCTGAATCAGATACAGGTGATAAGTCGACTCGGTGATCCTGGCGGCGCGGATCGCATCGGGCCGCTGGACTCCGTTGGCGATGGCAGTGATGAGAGTCGTCCACCTCTTCGGGGTGACGCGGTTGCCCGCAAGCCCGCCGGGGCGTTCCCCGAGTGGCAGGCGCTTCTTCGTGGAGTGCCCCTTATCAGGATTGTTAGAAGCTCTCGTCATAGACCCTTGAACGGGTTGTGCTGAGGCCGCTCAAAAAACGCTCGACGCGAGAACTGGTAAACCGGGTAGGGACGCTCATTGCCATCGAGAGCCTGGGCCACGGCGCGGCCCGATAGCTTGTGGATGACTGGCTTCCGTCTTGGAATTGACACCGCTAAGTCCTTGTATCGAAATAAAAAATCCGGGTGGGGGCCAGGCTGAAAAGACCCCCACCCGAGATCCTGGGCATAGCGGGGAATCGAGCCTAGACCCAATTGATGAGAAGAGCAACCGAGAAGCCCATGGAGCCTGGGGTGGGTAACCCTTTTCACCCTTGATCCCTATAGCAGGAAAAACTATTAACTCAGATTGGCGAGGGTACGAAATGAGGTCATTTCGCCTGAAGCCCCGCGAGTCGGAGACCCCTCGGCGGGATCCATGAGACTCATTCCGCCCGGAGCGCTTCCCTCCCCCCTGTGCCCTCGTTGGCCAGGGTCACCGAGGTCACCCCCACCCCTGTGCCCTCGGGCAGCTCGGCTGCTCGATGGCCCCCACCCCTCTGTTGCCCTGTTGGGCAGGGCACCATCCAACGAGGTGACTGGGGGGCGCGCCCCTCAGTCCACCTGTTGGCTGCGCTCGGTGGCATGGGCCTGACCTGCTGCCCCGAGCTGCTCGCATCCCGAGCACTCGATGGCCTGGCCGATAGCCCGCACCCCTCAGTGCGCTCGTTAGCCCAGTGTATTCATTGCTCGCGCAGGTGTGCGCGTCATTGCTCGTCTCTCTTGTCCAAGGGATCAAGACACCATGAAGGGCTACTTTATGCTCAAAGTGTGACAGAGTGCACATATCCTGCCCATAAAGTGCACATGAAGTGTTGACTCAGGGGTTGACTCGGGATTAAGCTCGCTAGCGAGCTTAACGGTTCAACCGGACGATAACGTCAGTAACGTCAAGGAGTTAACGAATGATCGAACTACTGCTTACAGTCTCCACTTGGAGCATCTGCACTGCCTGGTATCTCAATGAGCAGCGCCGTGCAGCTCCGCAGGCAGTGCGCATCAACGACTTCGAGGTCAAGACCGTAGTCGCCACCGCGCACCCTGTTGGTCGCAGCATCGTTGGTCGAGGAGTCCGTTCATGAGAGTGCATCGCAACCTCCACAATGCCCGCAAGGGTGGACCGCAGTGGGTGGAGACACAGAAGGGCAAGGTGACCCGCTACCTCGAAGAGGTGAAGCTCACCGACGTCTCCACTCGCATCCAACCCGCAGGGCAGGCCAAGTGCCAAAGCAGCGGCGTGCGCTCAGTCATCGCCTTCTTCGATGGCGTCGAGGCACCCGGCGCTGACGTCCTACCGGGCACTTGGGAGCGCGTCGAGTATGACCCTCGCGTCAACTCGAACTTCCAAGTCCGACGTAACCACTACCCCACACCTTGGAACGTAGCCATAGGCGCGCACCTCCGCGCTGACGGTTCCACTTGGGTGCTCGGTGCTCGTTGGGAGGACAAGGCATGAGCGGTCTAACGATTCTATCGTTTGGCGGTGGCCAGGACAGCACCGCCATCCTCCTCGAAGAGCTGGAGACGCACAGGCTCGGCATCAACGCCGTGGTCTTCGCGGACACCGGCAACGAAGAGGATCACACCTACGAAACGGTGGCGCGTGCGCAGCAACTGTGCATAGCCGCAGGCATCCACTTCGAGTGGATCCGCCCCGGATCCCAGTACCACACTCCCGCCTGGCAGTCGCTTCTGGAGTACTGGGATGCCAACGACACCGTCAACATAGCCCGCGCCAAAGCATGCACGGAGAAGCTGAAGATCGTCCCGATCTACAAGTGGCTGAATGCTCTGTGCGCCGTGCTTCTCGACGAGCCCGTCGAGGACACCGGCAAGAAGAACCTTGTCCGCTTCGCTAACGAGCACGGTAGGGTGCGCATGATCATAGGCATCTCCAAAGGCGAAGAGAAACGCCTGGGCAAAGACTTCCCCAGGATCTGGCAGCGCGAAAGCGTAGTCCGCGAGTACCCGCTAACCGCCTGGGGCTGGGACCGCGCAGCGTGCCAAGCATTCCTCGAAGCACGCTTCGACATCATTGGCAAGGTCTGGCCCTCGACGTGCAAGTACTGCCACTTCCAGTCCATGCCGGAGCTGCTCTGGAGAGCACGCAACGATCCCGAGGGCTTCGCGGAGTGGACACAATTTGAAGCACGCAAGATCGCGCGCTTCGCAGACCGGCCCAAAAACCACGGCGTATACGGCGTCAAATTGCTGCCGGTAAAACTCATCGAGGCCGAGGAAAAATTCGGCCACCTGACTGACGCGGAGCTGGACGAGTACAAGTACTCGCACGGCCACCAAGTCACCAACAGCTACTGAGGTAACGTCATAGTGAACAACATCAACCGCACCATAGCAGGACTGTTAGAGGCACGAGCACTAGCCGCTCGCGGTGCTCTGTTCCTCGCTAGCCACAGTGGTGGCAAGGACAGCCAGGCCGAGTATCTAGCGCTGCTGCGCCTGGGGATCCCCGCTGACCAGATCATTGTGATGCACGCTGACCTGGGCGACATCGAGTGGCCTGGGACGCTGGATCACATCCGCGCCACCGTCCGCGAAGAACACCCGGTGCACACTGTGCACGCGTTCTTCAAAGATGGATCCGACAAGGATTTCTTTGGACTTGTGCACCGCAACCGCGCCCGCCTCGACAACCAGGGCAGACAGCACATCGATGCTTCACCCAACGGCAGCGAGCGCTTCTGCACCGGGGAGCTGAAGACTCAACCCATCTGGCGTGATGCCAAGAGGATCGCGAAAGCGCGCGGCATGCACTCCGGCATCATCGTTAACTGCGTAGGGATCCGTGGCCCTGAGTCAGGCAACCGCGCCAAACGCGTGACTGAACGTCCCGCCTCCCAGCTCACGCCCCAGAAGCAATTCAGCAATGGCACCTGGGAGTGCATCGACTGGTGGCCCCTCGCGAATTGGGAGCTGGAAGATGTGTGGTCCGAGATCCGTGACGCGGGTCAGGATCCCCACTGGGCATATGGATTCGATGGCGTTCGCGCCACCAAGAACCAGCGGCTCTCGTGCAGGTTCTGCATCTTTGGATCGATGAATGATCTGCGCAATGCGGCCACGCTCTACCCTGACCTGGCCAACAAATACATCCAGCTCGAAGCGGACACGCGCTCAACTCTCCATGTCGATGGCGTGTCCCTGACAGAGAAACTGAGGGGCATCCCCCTCGTCAACATCACTGAGGTAACGTCATGAAGTACGACCACACTGAACTCTATCGCCTGGTACTAGCACTGCTGGAAGATCGCCCCGAGAAAGATCTCACCTGGTGCATCCAAGAGTGCCACGATGGGCGACTGCACCATCCGATCAACCAGGAGAACCTGCACTTGTTTCGGCGCTTCCGCAATGATCCTGAGAATGGCAGCGGCAACGCACAGGTGCTCATAGAACGCGCTCGCGCAGCACTGCGTCTCCTGGACGAAGTGGTGGACAAGATCAGATACGCGCAAATTCCCTTTGGCTCCAAAGGCACGCAGATCGTCATCGTCATAGGTGAGACGCCCACCAAGTTCAAGACCGTGCGTTTCAACGCCAGCCGCAACGCGTTCAACACCACGACCTCCTACGATTACGACACTCAGAAGCACACTTTCTTGGGCTTCTCGATCTCCCCGGTCAAGAAGGAGCTGGTCAAGTTCATCCCCCGCGATGCCGCGATCTTCGATGCCTGCCGTAGGTCAGGACAGGACAAGAGCTACATCGAAGAACAATTCCAGGAAGTCCAAAACGCCTTCTCCCCCAACAATTCCACTGAGGTAACGTCATGAAGCTGATACTCGTACACATCGACAACATGAGCCGCGCTGACCAGATCGCGAGCTACCTGCCCAGCAACTACCGCATCGTCGCCACTTGCGAGACGGCGGTGCTCGTCGCGGGCAAAGACGATCACGGCTGGACCGCTGAAGGTTATGTGATCCCGCGCCTGGCATCCGGGCTCATTCGCGCCGAGGAGATTGGCCGGGAGGATCCCGACTCAGCCGCCCCTCTGTTGACTTGGTTGGAGGTCAAAGGCTACCTCAACCTCGTGCACAATGATGTGGCCTACGATCTGACCCCAGTCTCTCCTCGAAGCCCGATCTGCCCAACCTGTGGCACCGACCACACAGACTCTCGCGACCGGGCAGAGTGTGAAAAGATCTGGCGCGCAGCGAAGGCTAAGGACAGTCACATGACGATCCCGCCGCTGCGCGTCGAGGTGCAGGCTGACAGCTCTGGCACCTGGGCAGGCAACAAGGTCGAGTACGACGACATCGACTCAGCCGTGGCTGCTGCCAAGGATCTGATGGGCCGCTGGACGTTGGTCACCGACTGGCGAGTGGTCGACGCTGAGGACCAGGTCATTCGCTCACGCTCAGACGCGTAGTCGAAACGAGCCCCTTAGTGGGCTCGTCTGCGGGATCCGCCCTACCCGCACTGATGAGACAGGGCATATTGAGGTAACGTCATGAAGTATTCGGAATTCAAGCCCACGGCCTGGGACAACCACATAACCTTCGATGAGGATCGAGAGGATTGGTTGGTCGCACCCGTGGGCCGCAACCGCGACAGCGACATACTCGACGAGTCCAACTTCGAGGCCGCGCTCAAGCAGCTCGGTGGCGAGTCGGACACGGTCGAGGTCCACCGCTTTGGCCACTGGGCCTGCGGCTGGTTCGAGATCCTCCTCGTGGATCCCAAGCACGGTGACGCGCTCGTCGAGATGCAGTCCTCGCTAGAGGACTACCCGCTGCTCGACGAGGAAGATCACTCGCAGCGCGAGTACGACGCCATCAACGAAGCCTGGGACCAGATGGCTTTGTCTGATCACATTGAGTACGCGGTCGAGAACGGCCACTCGATGTTCGCAGCTCGTCGCGGTGACGCCTGGTCTCTCAACAACGACTGCGGTGACGCGGTCTACAACCTGATCAGGAGTTGATCGATGAGCTATGTCAGTGACCTGAAGCAGGCCGATACCGCAGTCGTCGAGACTC